GCATCATCTTGGCGGCCATCATCAGCGAGATCGTCAAGAAAATCGTGCAGCGGTGGCTGGATAATCGTGGCGAGATGCTGGAGGCGATGCAGTGACCGACCAAGCAAAAGAGACGCTTTACAGCATTATGGAGCGGTGGGGATTTCCCACTTTGGTCGCAATTGCTTGCGGATGGGTGCTTCGCGCCGATGTTTTGCTACCTCTTGTTGAGGAGCACAGGGCATTCGTGAAGAGCCTGAGCGAGACGCAGCGTGAGATAAGCAAGGCCGTGAGCGAGCAGACGCGGTTGCTGTATGCCCTACAGCCTCGAGCAACGGAACAGCAGGAGAACTAAGCCATGCCGATGAGCCCGAGACTGCTGAGGCCACGCTCAACGCTGCACCCAGATGCTGCTAGTTGGGCTGCGAGAGTTGTTGCCAACGGTGGAAGCGTGACCGGAACAACCCTGGCAGCCGTGTCCAAGTTCTGTGCGTCTATCGACGCAGCCGGGATTCGCTCACGTATGTACCGTGCGAATCTTTTTTGCGGTTCAAATCTCAACGCCGCACTGGTGCCGCTCTATCGGGGGCCGTCGCTCGGCGGCACGCAGTACGGCAACGCCACCGATACCAACAACGCCTTCGTTGGCGTCGGCACCGACTACGCGGAGACGGGGGCGACGGGTGGGCTGACGGGGAACGGAACGACCAAATATTTAAATACGGGGTTTCCTGCCAACACGCTCACCGCCAGCGATATGCACATTGGGTGCGGATTGAAAGCAGCCGAAACCGCTATCACTGGTTTCCGGTCGTTGATCGGTACGTTTACCGGCGGCAACGAAATATCGATGTATGCCAGACCCAACGGAAGGAAAACTTTTGCTTACGGAGGAATAGGCTCAGAGCTAGCAGGAGACAGCGTTGATCCTACGGCAACGGGCGATTTGATCGCCGCATTTCCCACTGTCTACCGGAACGGCGTAGCCACTGGGTCTAACGCCTCAAGTTCTGTGAACTACCCGAGCGCGCATTCTTTTTTTGTTTTTGCGATTGCCCAAAACGGAACAACCCCGATTAATCACACTAACGCAAGAATCAACTGGTACAGCATAGGCAAAACGATGACGGCAACGCAGGCCGCAACTATGACTGCTATTTTTCAAGCATTTCAAGCCTCAATGAGCCGCACATGACACTTGCAGAGCTCCTCGCCTCTCCGCTGCCAGACACCGCCACGCTCCAGACGCTGGCGATTGTGTTCGACACGCCGATGGCCCAGAAGATGGTGAACTTCCACTCATGGTACGGCGACCCTCGCTGCACCGTGTTCCCTGCCTTCATCACCGATGGCCGCTGGTGCCACGTTGCCGACATCCTGCCGCAGTGCATCGCGGAAGGCGGCATCTATGCGGCGGGATTCGCACGGCTGGACGAGACGAACTTCGCCAGCGTGGAGGTTGTGCCGCTGGCTGACCTTGACTTTGCCACCGAAGCCGTGACGCAACTGGTGCCAGAGTCCCCTAGCCCTGTGAGCTAGTGAACTGCAAGAGTTGCCGCAGATTCCCGTACAGTGACCACACCTAGGAGCTACCCATGGCCGACAACATTCTGAGCCGCAAGAACCGAGACATCGACATTACGCTGCACACGGCGACAGCATCGGCTACCACGCTCGACATGCGTGATGTGGCTGGTGCTGTTGTGACGCTGGGCACCATGAGCACCAACGCCGCCACGCTCCAGATGTGGGTTGGCACCAGCACGGCCGGAACCTTCCGCCGACTCTACAAGTCAGACGGCAGCGTGGCAGACCTCACCCTGTCTGCCTCAAGCACGGACGGGCGAGCATATGCCCTGCCCGATGAAGTCTTTGGCACCGAGTACCTCAAGATCGTCTCGGCCACCACTAACAGCACGGGCACCGCTGGCGTGGTGATGCTGAAGAGCTAACGTGCCTACCAAGATCCCCAGCCATAGGCCGCTGCGTCTTGGCCCTCGCATGCGAGAGGCCAGGCCCAACGCGGCAGCCCGTGGCTATTGCTCAGTAGCTCACAAGGCGTGGAGGCAGGCGGTGCTGAACCGATGCCACTGGCAATGCGTTGACTGCGGCCGTGTGGCCTATGGCCGTGACATGCACGCAGATCACGTAGTGCCAGTAAGTGTGGCCCCAGACCTGCGGTATGACGTGACCAACGGAGCGGCCCGGTGCGTGTCGTGCCACAGCCGAAAGACGAATAGTGAACGCTTGACTACCACGTAAACCCATGTACCCTACGCATAAACCACAAGGAGGTGGATATGGCGTGCCAGGGTTGCGGTTCTGATTGGGTGACTGGTGGCAATGTCTTAAGGGCGCACGCCAACGGAAAGGACTGCACTTCTTGTCCGCACTGCTGCAGGCTTTCAAGGTGCAAGGAGCGGAAGCGTGGCCGATGGCATGGACCTAAAGGCCAGCCATTTCTGCCAAGCGTTTTCAAGAAGGAGCGAAAGAGGGCCAGGAAGACCAGCAAGCATTGCGCATATTGCTCTAAGAAGCTGACTTACTTTCAACCAAAGTATTGCAGCAGGAAATGCTTCAACGACGCCCGTAAGTGCGGAAAGCAGTCATGGGACAGGACGAGTCAGCTAGAGGGCGTCTATCACCGTGGTGGAAGGTGGAAGAACGCGCCCAGCAAGAAATACATAGAGAGCGTGAGCAACCTTGACGCATGGCTAATCAAGATGTCAGGCCTGTGGGAGGTGATGATTGAGCAGAACGCCAAGCATTCAAAGGAATGCGAAACGTGCGGAGGATGCATTCGTGACCCCCGCAATGCAGGCATGGGAAGGTTTTGTTCTCGTGCGTGCGCGAAAGCATGGAGAGGCGTCCGTTTGTGCAAGTGTGGCAATGAGGTGCCTAACTCGTCCGCGCATAGCAAGCCATCGTGCAAGGACTGCAAACGTGAATCCAGGCGTCTGCATAAGCGCATGTACGGTTGCTACCGCCGCCGCTGCAAGACATACGGCGGACACTACAACTCGGCAGTAAAGCCACGCGATGTTTTTGAGAGAGACGGCTGGCGATGCCACGTATGCGGCAAGAAGACATCCAAGGTGTTCAGCGTTACCGACCCAAGGTCTGCAACTGTTGACCACCACCCGGTACCATTGAGCAAGGGCGGCGACCACGATTGGCACAACGTGCGATGCTGTTGCTTTGAGTGCAACAGCCTCAAAGGTGCTAAGTGGGATGGCCAGCGTCGCCTTCGGCTTTCAGTTTGAAGAAAATCATGCCAACCTCGTCTGAGGAAAACCAGAAGTTCCTGCTTCTATACGCGGGGCCGAAATTGGGAGTTTGAACATGGGCAAGGGCCGCAAGCCGACGCCTAAGCCGCTACTTAAGCTTCGCGGGGCTCGCGTTAGAGGCCCGCACAAGTCAGGCATCGACGCCGTTCCAGGCATCCCGCCCGCTCCACATTGGCTTTCGGATCTCGCCCGCGAGGAGTGGGAGCGGATCGTGCCAATGCTTGAGGCGTCCAAGGTGATGAGCCCTAGGCACCAGCAGACGCTGGCCGCTTACTGCGACTCGCTCGCGGACATGATTGAGGCAGACCGTGAGCTCAAGGCCAACGGGGCCACGTTCATGGACGATAAGGGTAGGGTAAGCAATCACCCTGCGTGGACTCGGAAGCGTGACGCTCGCACGTCGATGCTCAAGTTCGCGTCTGAGTTTGGCCTAACGGCGTCTGCCCTGGCACGAGTCTCGGCGGTTGAGAATGGCCCGCAATCAGACGAAGAAGACGCCCGCATGTTCGCTTGAGCACCCATGCGAAAAGTGCTCCTCGTGTCTGGCGGTGCGTTTCTTCCACAAGCACCTGACGCACGCCAAGGGCGAGCTCGGCGGCAAGCCGTTTACGCTTGAGCCGTGGCAGCAGGACTACGTGCGAAAGCTCTTCGCCACTGAGGGCGACGTGCGAAAAGTCCGCACCAGCCTGCTGGCGATTCCGCGCAAGAATGGAAAGAGCAGTTTATGCGCGGGTATTGCGCTCAAACTGCTCATGGAGAACGAGCCCGGCTGTGAAGTCTATTCCTGTGCAGCCTCACGCGATCAGGCCCGGCTCGTCTTTGACATGGCCCGCGTCTACGTCGAGCAGTCGCCCGTCCTGCGTCAGCATCTCAAGGTTTACCGGAACGCGATCGTGCGAGAGGCGACGCACGGCACGTACAAGGCGTTGAGTGCGGAGGCCGGTATTCAACATGGGCTCTCGGCTCACGGCGTGATATTCGATGAACTCCACGTCTCTAACCGCGAGATGTGGGAAGTAATGCTGAGCAGCCAAGGTGCTCGGCGTCAACCGCTTACGGTGGCGCTCACTACGGCAGGCTTTGATCGAAAAAGCGTCTGCTGGGAAATCTGGAAATACGCCGAGGCTGTGGCCGCTGGCACCGTGAAAGACGAGACGTTCCTGCCAGCCATCTATGCGGCCGACATTGCGGATGACTGGAAAGCCGAAGAGACGTGGAAGAAGGCCAATCCAAACCTCGGCGTTTCCGTGCGCATGGACTTCCTGCGGAGCGAATGTGCTCGAGCGGTTGAGATGCCGACTTATGAAAATGTTTTTCGCCAACTTTTTTTGAACCAATGGACGGAACAGTCAACTAGGTGGCTGAGAATGGATCACTGGCAGCAGGGCGACAAGCCCTGTCCGGTGGATCTCGCGGGCCGCGAGTGCTGGGCCGGGTTGGACTTGGCCACGACGTTTGACACCACAGCCCTGGTGCTGCTCTTCCCGCTTGATGACGGCACGTTTTGGATTGAGCCGCACTTCTGGATACCGAGCGACAATGCCCACCAGAGAGAGCGCCGCGACAAAGTGCCCTACCTGACGTGGCATCGGCAGGGGCATCTAAACATGACCGATGGCAACGTCACCGACTTTGACCAAGTGCGGTCAGACATCAATGCCATAGCCAGTAAGTACAAGGTGTGCGGCATCGGCCTGGACCCGTGGAACTCCGCGCAACTCGGCCAACAACTGCAAGGCGACGGGCTTCCCATGTCAGACTTTCGACAGGGCTACGGATCCTTATCCGCGCCCTCGAAGCAACTAGAAAACTGGTGCGTGTCTGGAAAACTGATACACGGAGCGCACCCCGTACTCAGTTGGCAGGCCGCCAACGTGGCCATCCAGCAGGATTCCGCAGCCGGAAACATTAAGCCAAGCAAGGCCAAGAGCACAGAACGCATTGACGGCATCGTGTCGCTAGTCATGGCCATCGGGCTGTGGCAGAAGGCAACGGCAGCCACGCCGGAACAGTCCTGGGACATCGTGACTCTATGAGCGAAAACGCCGCCGCCGACTTCAAGATGTTTGACCTGCGTGGCATCGACTGGCCCGAAGTGAGTTCCAGCCGCACGCCTTCCGGCATTCGCGTCAATGCTGACAACTCCATGGCGTGCTCGGCGTATACCGCCTGTATTCGTGTCATTTCGGATGCCGTCTCATCGCTGCCGCTGCACGTTTTTGAGCGGCTCGCCAGCGGAGGCAAGGCTAAGGCTACGGCCCATCCGATCTACCGATTGCTGCACATGCAGCCCAATCCATGGCAGACGGCTCAAGAGTTTCGAGACTGGATGACTGGCATGTACCTGCACTACGGTGCGAGCTACGCCGAAATCCGCCCAGGTGCTCGAGGTGCGGTCTCCGAGCTGTGGCCCCTACAC